AAGCACTTGCGGCCGGCGACGGTGGGCCGGACGTTCAGCAGGGCGGTTCGCACCTTGGCCTGCACGCCGCGGGCGGCGGCGGCGTTGTTGCCGACGTTGTGCGTGTAGATGCTCAGGTCGATGACGTCCGAGTTGAGCGTGAGGTCCACGGCGTCGGCGGCGACCTCACCGGACGGCGTGACCACGGTGAAATACACCAGCGTGTAGGGGGCGACCGCGTCATCCGGGACCTTGCCGTCGTGGGTGGTGTGCGACGGGATGGCGTCCAGCAGTGCCAGCACCTCCGTGGCGCCCGTGCTCACCGCGGGGCCGCCTTCACGCCAAGGTCTTCCATAGCCCGAGCGAACCGCGGCTCCTCAGCCTCGCCAGCCGGACCGACCGCCGGGTGCGGGGGGTTGTTCACCGTGCCGAACTCGATGACGTTGCCAAGGGCGCCCTGGCGCTTCTTCTTGTCCGGACCGACCTCGCCGGCGGCGCCCAGGGGGGTGAGCCGGGTGTCATAGGTGACGGCCGACGACAGTGCGGGCGCACTGCCCAGTCCCCGCCAGCGGTCCTGAATACTCCGCTTGATGTTGAGGCACCCACGCTCCACAACGGGGCGCACGCCCTTGCGTGCCTTCTCGGGGGACTGGCCGAGATCGGTCACCCAGCGGTCCAGGTCGTCGCCTTTCATGAGGTGATCTCCATGCACTGGATGCGGCGTGACGACGCGTCGGTCTTGTGCGCGAGATCCCGCACGGCGAACTTCCGGCCGATGAGGTCACCGTCACGAGATATGCCCATGGTCACGACGTCGTCCGGACTGATGCCCGTCACGCGCATGGGCAACTGAATCTCCATGCGCAGCAAGAGCTGGTAGGCCTGGCCAGCGTCGTTACGCTCGGCGTAGGGCTGCTGCTGCTGGACGCGGCACGGGCCGTTGTCGTAGATCATGGAGTAAGTGGGCGACACGACGTCGGTGGCCGGATCGGTGGTCTCGCCGGTGGGGTGCTGGATCGTGCAGGTGTCGACCATGCCTTCTTCGGCGAACGCCTGGGCCTCGGCTACGAGGTCGTCGCGGTTCATCAGGCCCTCGAGACGCTGACGTACGCCTGAGTGCCGTACTGCGCGGCGATGGCGTCGGCCGTGGGCCTCGGGAGGACCATCCGGGCGTCCGCCTCGGCGTAGGTCACCCGGTAGTCATCGATGGCCTTGCTGGTGGCGCCGGTCGGGTTGCCGTAGCCGCCGCGGGACAGCTCGAGCACGGTGGAGCGCGCGAGCTGAAGACCCTGATCGCCCGCCAGCAGGCCGTGCGAGAAGGTGGTGATGATCTGGCCCGGCACGTAGGTGGCCGGGTACCAGCCGCGGGCGCGCCAGAGCATGCCGCCGGAGAGCACCCAGTCCGTGATGGCCACGCCGTTCAGGGCGACCGAGGCGACCGACCGGACGGGCTGCTGAGGGAGCAGCACGTAATCGTCGTCGTAGCCGATGCTCAGGTCGATCATGGCGCCGATCGAGGTGGCGGCCAGGATCCGCTGATAGCCGGCGGCGCGCTGGACCTTGGCAGTGGCCAGCTCTACCAGCATGGTCAGCGTGGCCTGCCGGGTGGGCGTCAGCGAAGCGTACGCGCCGAGCTGGAGGAAAGAGGCGAGGTCCGCCGGTGTTGCCAGTTGATCAGCCATGGATCTCGCCCCCTCTCCGTCAGCTCTTGTTCTTGGGCGTGCTGGGCCGTGCCGTACGCGCCCGCGGCGCGGTGCCCGCGGTGGCCGAGGCGTCCTCGGTCACGCCGAGCGTCGAGGCCGGGCGGGCGTTGTTCTCGCCCTCTTTGGCCACGTCGATGCGGTCCTGATCGTCGCCCTCGACGTCCGTGGTGGCGACCGGGCGGGCCGCGGCGTCGCCGGCCGTCAGCGGCACGACCTCGGGCACCAGCATGGAGCTGTCCCGGTCCTGCTTGACGACCATGCCGTCTCCGACGCCGTCGCGCTCACCGTCGACCAGGGTCAGCTCACCCTTGGCCAGCTTCTGCGCCACGTCCTCGGGCATCGGGTCGATGGGGAAATCGAACACGATGCCGCCGCCGCCACGGAATTCCGCGGTCTTGATCTTCGGCTCGGCCTCGCGCTCGTCCTGGAGCCGCTCGTTGCGGCGCCGGTCGGCGACGGCGTTCTCCGCGGCCTCGAGCTTCTGGACGTCCTGGGTTTCCGGGGTCTTCTTGTCGTCGGCCATGTCAGACCGCCGCCGGGATGCGGAACGCCGTCACGGTCATCACGACGGAGGTCTCCAGGATCAGGGACCCGTCCGACTGGATGAACCGGTTGGATTCGAAAGGTCCGAGCCACTGGACCGTGCCGGTGCCCACCGTGACGGTGAGCGCGCCCTGGCCGCCCGCCACCATGGGCGGGTTGGTCGACGGCTGGAGCGAGATCGTGCCGGAGCCACCCGAGGCGTTGGACACCCGAAGGAGAGTGAACTCCGGGACCGACTGGCGCCGGTTCGGGCTGATGTCCGGGATCTGGAGGCCGTTGCCGGCCCCCGCGACGGTGGCGACCCCGGTGGGATCAGCGAAGTTGCCGTTACCCACCAGGTTCTGGTACGGGAGTGCTACGCGAGGCATGCAGAGCTCCTTACAGGCCGGACACGCGAGTGACGCGCGCGTAGGCGAGGGAATCGGGCCGGACCAGCTTGGCGCCGTAGAGGTAGAGGCCCTTGACGGCGTCCGCGAACTTGCTTTCCGGGCGGTAGGCCTCGGTCTTGCTGATCTGCTCCGCGAAGGTCAGCGCCGAGTTGTTGCCGGCGATGATGGCAAAGTCCGTGGTGATCAGCGGGACGTTGTTGGAGACCATGATGTCGAATCCGGCCGCCCGGCCCACGAACCCGTTGCGGCCCGCGGCGTCGCTGCCCGACCCGTCCACGCGGGAGAATAGCGAGGACAGCAGGAGCAGACCGTGCGCCCACGGCGGGACGACGACCCATCGGCCCTCGGTCGGCACGTTGGCCTCGTCCAGCTTGACCTTCAGCGGGACCAGCACCTTGTTGTAAAACTCCTCGGACGCGGTAGTGCCCACGGCCGTGAAGGTCAGTGCCGTGCCGGAGTTGACAGCGTTGGCCGACTGGATGCCGGTATAGAGGCCGGCGATGTACTGGTCAGCCTGGTCGGCCAGCTTGTACGCGGCGCGGCGCATCGCCTCGGGCATGACGTCGCCCTTGGCCTGCCGGGCGTCGACGTCGTCCACGAAGAAAGCGAAGTACTTGGACTGGTCGATGGTCAGCGTGCGCTGCGCGTCGGTCAGCTCCTCGGGAGCGATGACGGTCACGTTGGGGACGTACGTGCCGATGGTCGGGTCCGAGATGCTGGTGATCCGGACGGTATCGCCGGCCTGGGAGATCTCGCCCTCGTAGTCACGGTTCACCACCGACGACTGGCCGTAGACCAGGGTCTTGCGGAGCGCGGTCAGAAGAGTGGCGGACCACACCTCGGGCCGAAAGCGTGTAATTGCCACTTTTCAGACGCCCTTTCAGGGTCAGGAGGCGCCCAGGTAATCGCGAAGCTGGCCCTTTTGACGGGCCGTCTCGATCTGCTCGGGGCGCATGTTCTTGAGGTCGTTTTCCGTGAGCTGGGTGACCTGAGAAGCGCTCCCGTTGCGGGCTCCGCCATCTCCTGATCCTGCGAACCGCGGGGGTGCCGTTGCGGCAAGGTGCGGTTTGCGGGCCAGAAGGTCCGTCAGAGCTTCCGTGATGGCGTCGGTGTCAACCTTGCCGTCGTCCAGAAACTCGTCGACCCGGCCGGCGAGGAGTGCCCTTGCGTCCTCCGGGTCTGCGAACAGCTTAGCCGCTCGCGTCTCCAGTTTGTCCAGCGCACGCTCCTTGAGCGTTTCCTGGATGGCCTCGGCGCGGGCGGCGGCCTTGATGGCGTCGAGGTCCGGCGGGGCGTCGGCCGGGGGCTTGGTCAGCTCCTTGACTTGCGCGTCCAGCCCATTGGCACGATCGCGCTCGGCCTTCCATTTCGCCTTCATGGCGTCGATGGCCTTCTTGCCGGCGTCGCCCAGGTCGTCGGCCGGAGGTGCGTCGGCGGGGGGCGTGTCGGGCGGGGCGTCAACGATCGTGTCGTCAGTTTCGGGTTCCCGGATGTCACTCATGAATGCTCCCGTTGCGGGTTACGCCGAGCCTTGCGCCCGGCGCCTGATGTATCCATGTAGAGACAATAGCCTGATGGCCTCATTCCGGTCGCCGCCCGCTTCCTTGAAAATCTGCTCGGGCATCAGCCTGGGTCGCCGCTTGTCCAGCCGGGGACCGAACCGGCGGCGTCGCGTCGTGCCCTCGGTGGTGATCAAGGCCTGACGGCCGAACACGCTGGCCGACCGGACGCCGCCCTCACGCCGCGCGTTGACGACCTGGCCCATGTCGGCGCCGTTCCGGATGGCCTCGGCCCCCGCCTTGCCGAATACCCGGTCCTGCTCCAGTCGGCCCATGGCCTTGAAGGCAGCCATCGGATTGACGGGTGCGGCAGTGCTGACGGCCTCGGCCGAGGGCACGGCGATACAGTCACATTTCGGGTGCCGGTTGAAGTCGGCCTTCCAGGAGTAGCGGCGGCCCGCCAGCAGCAGGCAACGCGCACACGTCTTGCCGACGATCATCCGGGTCCAAGACCTCGAGCCCGGATGGGCCACCGCGGCAGTGAGGTCCGCGACCCGGCCGGCGTCAGCGGTCTGCGTGTGGCCGATCAGCCGCGCCGTCAGCTCGCCGGCGGCCATGGCCCGATCCAGCGTGAGCACGCCGCCGGAAAGCGCGGTCAGTGTGGTGATGGCGGGCTCGGCCAGTAGGGTATCCAGTGGGCGCCCGTCCGACGCCGACAGGGTGAACGCGCGGGGGTCGATCTCATAGGCGGAGTCGGCACCGAGCTGGCCTGATACGAAACTGTCGGCCGAACTTGCGGCGACCGCCTGAGCCGTGGTCAGGAAGACCAGCAGGCGCGGAATCTGCTCCGCCCAGGACTCCCGGATGGCGCCGCGGTCCACCCGGCGCCAGGCCGCCAAAAGCTCTCTCTCGACCCGGGCGGCCAGCTTGGCGCGCTGGCGGGCATGATCAACGGAGCTGGTCACGGAGGTCCCGGTTGTTGATCCGGCCACAGAGATGGCAACGAATCACCCACGCCAATGGCCTGGCATCTACCGAGGTCGAGATCCAGGCGTGCCCGTCATCCGGGTAGGCCGAGCAGTAATCGTCGTCGCTTCCGCGGGCCGGTTGGTCGGTCATACGTCGGCCCGCACGGGAGCCTCGGGCACGCCGCCGGGGGCCGCCGGGGGGATGAGCCGGGCCGCCTCGAGCAGGGGGTCTTCCTCACGCTCCTTGGCTTTCATGTCCAGCACGCGGGCGACGTCCGAGGGCGAGAGGCCGTAGCGCTCGGCGATCCAGGCGAACGGGAAGCCGATGGCGTCCAGCTTCTGGAGCGCGTCGACGCGCTGGGCCTCGGAGTGATTCTCGGCGTCGTGCCAGCCGACCGTGCCCAAGCGGCAGGCCTCGGCCAGGGCACCCTGATTGCGCACCAGCGCAAAGCGCTGGAAGATCCCGCGCGCGGGGGGCGTCAGGAAGAGCTGCATCTCCCGGACTTTCATCACCTGTCCGGTCTCGGCGGCGCGCATACCGTCCGCGCTGACGTTGACCATCCCCTGCCCGAGCACCAGCCGGGTGGCCGGCGTGGACGTCTGCGCGGCGATGTGCGTCACGGCAATCTCGATGACGGTGGTGAACATGTCCAGCTTGGCGGCCTCCCACTGGCCGATGTTGGCCTTCTCGCCGGTCAGCCAGAGGATCCGGTCCTCGGACAGCTTCTTGAGCGAGACCTCCCGCTCTCCGACCTTCTGGCCGGCGGCGTCCAGGATAGGAATCTTCGGGGGCTCCTGACCCATGACGACCCGCGCGGGCATGCCGGCGAAATCGGCCTGTGTGAAGAGGTAGGCCCACAGCAGGTTGATGGCGTCTTGCATGGCCATGGCTCCGGCGATGTCCGAGAGTGGCCCGCGGCCGAGCATCGGACGGTTGGGCATCTCGACGGCCGACACGACGCCCATGGGATTGGAGATGGGCCAGGTGTCGTCCTCGGCCGGCTGGTAGACATCCCAGCCGGCCGAGCCCTGCCCGCCGAGGTCGACGCCCGCGGGGATGAAGAATGAGCCGGACGCCGGGCCGTCCTTGCCGGTCAGCGTCGGCAGATACGGCCGCTGCCACTTCCAGACTTCGTCCTTGGTGGTCAGAGTGGCGAATTCCTTCTCCCCGTCGACGTAGGTCTTCAGGTCGTAGAGGGCGTCGCGGGGGTTGGCCGGGTCGTATTCGATCGTCATCTGATCGGAGCGTTCCCAGGTGGCAATGGGCTCGTTGTCGCGCGTGCCCCAGACCTTGACAAACGACCGGTCCGTGACGATGCCATGCAAGAAGCCCTGACTGGACTGGGCCTCCATGTCGTTGAGCTGCCAGTCCTTCCAGAGACTCTTCTCGTCGCTGGACTGCTCCGGCGCATCGTCCAACCGGAAGCCGTCGATGCGGAGCCGCTCGTTGGGGGTGTTAGCGACCGGGGCGCACCAGTTGTCCGCGAAACCGGCATAGCGCTGGCCGTGATACTCGCGCCACTTCTCCGAGGCGTATTTCAGGGACTGCTTGCCCTGGTAGTAGGCCTCGCGCTCCCGTGCGGCGTTGCGGCGTTGGACGACCTCGGCGTGCAGGCGCCGGGTGACGATCAGCGCCTGAGCGGCGGTCAGCGGCATATGCACTCCCTTGGACATGGGGAAGCCCCCGGCCACAGCTTACGTGGTCGAGGGCTCCCGGCGGATCAGGTCAGGCGTCGACCTGGACGGAATAGGTCCAGTTCACGCTCTCGCGGGAGAAGCCGGGGAGGACGTCGCCGAGAGCGTCGGCCAGCTCCTTCAGCACGGGCTCGTCCTCGACGTTGGCGCTCTGGAACCGACCCAGGGCCTCGGCCAGCGCGTCCGCGTCGATGGTCGGGACCTCGGGCGCCTTCAGGCTGCCGGCGTTCTGGAGCGAGATCGAACCGTCCGTGTGCTTCACGACGACCTGACCACCGTTGACGCTCTCGACGGTGGCGGTCTCGCCCTTGCGCTTGCCGCGCCGGACGGTGACGGTCATGTCTTTCTTGAAAACAGGAGAAGTCATACCAGAACTATAGCATGGCTAGACCTTCGGCGGCCACCAGCAGGCAAGCTCTGTTCCTTCGGCTTCTTCCTGAGAATCGAACAGCTTGACGGAGGTCTTGGAAAGCGGCATGGTCGGCGCATCCACAAAGACACGCAGGTTGACCATCTCGGGGCCCCAGACGCGCGTGATGACGGCAGGCGCGACGTCGGCGCCGTTGTTCTGGGTCGGGTCGACGCGAGCGATGACGAAGCGGCACAGGCTTGGATTCATCCATGCATCCTAGGCCGAGTACGCATACGCCGCCGTGCTCTTGCCCCAGCCTTTCGCGCGCGCGTCCGCGGCAGCCTCATGGGCCAGCAGAGAGCACATGGTCATGTCGATCTTCTGGTGATCGTTGGGCTTGCCCAGCAAGTACTTCTGGCCGGGCTTGGCCACCTTACGAGTGTTAGCGAAGTGCGTGGACGTCACCTGACAGCCGTCGTGCGTGATGGCGCCCGTGGTGATGTCCGTCTCGAAGCGCTTGATGGCGTCGAAGGTGGCCGCGATGCGGTTCGTGCGCCAGTAGAGCGCCTTGTCCTCACCGTGCTCGAGCGCCAGGGCGTCAATCTCGGACTCCCAGTCCTCGGGGTCGAAATAGCCACGCTCCACCTGGAAATACGAATAGATCTCATCCCAGGCGGCCCGGACCTCGGCCCGTGGAATCTCCTCGCCAGGCCACTCCTTGGGGTTCCAGTACGCCGGCCGCTTGTCGGGGCCGTAGACAGGCGTGAACTGGTAGCCGTCCACGGTCTCGAGGCGAATGCCCGTCCAGTCGTTGTTGAGAGAGCCGTCAAAGCCCTTGCAGACCCGGGTGCCGCGCGCTGGGTACGGCCGGGGCTTGGCGTGCGAGTCCCACAGGCCTTCCTTGAGCCATGTGCCCTGGCCGTAGACGATCTTGTTGCCGTAGAAGCGCTCGGCCTGAGCCGGATCCTTCAGCAACAGCTTGTACGCCTCGGCCTCGATGCTGTCCAGGTCGACGTGACCGCCCTTGGTGCGCAGCACGTCGCCGTACACGAAGCGGTGGATCTTCCGTCGCTCCTCCTTGTTGCGGTAGGAGAGGTGCGCGGGGGGCTGGACGAACTGCTTGTAAACGCCCGGCGCCGTCGACTCGTA